CCGCTGTAGCGAATCGCGACCGGCACAACCTCGGCCGCGTCCCTGTAGCTCGGCTCACGAACCGCGCACGCACAGAGCGCGACTTCGGGCGCTCGGAGATCACCCGCGCGATTCGCGCGCTGACCGACGCAGCGGTCCGGACAATCCTCGGCATGGAAGTCAACCGCGAGTTCTACAGCGCGCCTCAGCGCTACATCCTCGGCGGCCAAGAGGACTTCTTCGAGGACAAGGACGGGAACAAGATCAGCCCGTGGCAATCGATCATGGGCCGCGTCTGGAACGTCCCCTTGACCGAGGACGGCGATAAGCCGGACGTCGGGCAATTCCCGGTCAACTCTCCGGCGCCCTACCTCGAACAGGTCCGGGGCCTAGCTCAGATGGTAGCGGCCGAAGCATCCCTTCCCGCGTCCTACCTCGGCTTCGAGCACGACAACCCCACCTCGGCCGACGCGATCCGTCAGTCCGAAGCTCGTTTGATCAAGCGGGCCGAGCGTCGTCAAGCGATGTTCGGTACCGGCTGGCTCGAAGTGGCTCGGCTCGCGCTCCTCGTGCGAGACGGCAAGCTCCCGGACGACTTCACCTCGACTAAGCCAATGTGGCGCGACGCGGCAACTCCGACGCGTGCGGCGGCGGCCGACGAGGCCTCGAAGCTCATCCCGATCGGCGTCCTTCCTCCGACTAGCGAGGTCACGTACGACCGTCTGGGCTTCTCCGAGATCGACAAGGCCCGACTCGTTTCGGACAACCGCAAGGCGGCCGCTCGCGCGACGCTTCAGGCTCTCGCGAATGTTCCGGCGACGACCGCATCGGGCACTAACGCGAATCCGGGGGCGGAGCCGAATGACAAGCCAAGCGCTAGTAACGCAGCATAGGCGGGAGCTTCAGAAGGTACAGGTCCTTCTCGATCAAAACCTCGTCGAGATCTACTCCGGCCTCCCTAGGAGCCCCGGCGCAGCTCTGGCGCTCTTGATCAAGCAACTGCCCGAGCTGACCAACATGTACGGCGACGTCGCGGCGACCCTGGCGGCCGATTGGTACGAACGGTACCGGGAGGCGGCCGGGGCGACCGGTCACTATAGCGCTCAATTGAGCACTGACTTCGACCCGGGCAAGGCGATCATTCTCGCGAAGTGGGGCGCGACCCCGCTCTTCGAAAAGAACGACTTCGAGCTATCTCGCTCCCTGATCTCCGGCGGCGCTCAGCGCATGATCGTCGATCAGGCCCGCGAGACGACCATGATCAACGCGGACGCAGACAAGGCAGCTACCGGCCGATGGTCGCGCGACGCGCGCTCCTCCGGCTGTGCCTTCTGCCTCATGCTCGCGTCACGCGGGCCCGTGTACACGTCCCAAGACCGGGGCGACTTCAACGCGCACGACAAGTGTTACTGCGTCGTCGTCCCTGACTTCAACGACTACAAGGAACCAACGCATATTGCAGAGTTCCGTGAGTCCTATAACGGCGCCCGTGAGCAAGTGGGCGGCCGTACCTCGGACGTCCTGTCCGAACTTCGCGCCACTACCGGCGCGGCCTAAATCTTGGCACCTCCGCTCGGCGCGGAGGAAGCCTGCCCGCGAAGGGCGAACCCCACTTCGAAGGAGCTAGCCGCGATGGCTGACGACAACACCACCCCCACAACCGACCAGCAGCATCCCCTAACGGATGGCCAGCAGCAGACCGACGCCACTCAGAACGACGAGGGCGATCTCGGCGACGCAGGCAAGAAGGCTATCGAGGCCGAACGCAAGGCGCGCAAGGCAGCCGAGAAGCAAGTTCGCGATCTTCAGAAGGCGCAAGCCGACGCTGAACTCGCAGGCAAGCCCGAGGCAGAGCGCGCACAGGCGGCCGTGAACGCAGCGAACGCGGAGCGAGACGCCGCATTTGCAGAGCGGGACGCGGCTCAGGTCGAACTAGCACGGTACCGGGCGGCGGCGAAGTACGGGTTGACAGACGAAGACGTGGAATTCCTGACCGGGGATCCCGACGAGATCGACGGACAGGCCAAGCGCCTGTCGGCTCGTCTGGGCGCGGCCGGGCAGCCACGCAGGCCAGCTCCCGACCAGGCACAGGGCGGCGGACAACCGCCAGCCAGCCTCGCGGGCGACGGCTTAGCACAAGCCCTCTATTCAAAGCTCGGCATCACGGGCTAAGCCCCGTGTGATGCCCTTCGCGTAAGGAAACGCACTATGGCTATTACAGCCGCAACAAAGCTCTCAGATTTCTCGGGGTTCTTGAACCGCGAGCAGTCCGAGGCCATCTTCAGCAAGGCGGCCCAGCAGTCCGTCGTACAGCAACTCGCGCGCCGCGTCCCTCTGGGCATCGCGGGTCAGGCGATCCCCGTTGTGACTGGCAAGGTCCAGGCCGGGTGGGTCGCTGAAGGCGCCCAGAAGCCAGCTAGCTCCGGCTCGATGGCTCTGAAGACAATCGATCCGAAGAAGATCGCGGCTATCGCTGTGGTCTCGAAGGAAGTTGTCCGCGCCAACCCCGGCGGCTACATGGACGAGATCCGTCCGCAGATCGCGGAGGCCTTCGCGACCTCCTTCGACTCGGCGGCCTTCCACGGCACCTCTTCGCCGTTCGCTACCAACCTCGACACCGGCTCGACCGCTCAGGAACTGACCGGCACGACTCCGGCCGTCACCGCTCTGTACGACGACTTCAACACCGCTCTTCGTACCCTGCTCAACGCGGGCAAGGACCCGAACGGCTTCGCGTTCGACCGCAAGTTGGAGCCCGAGTTCAACGCTCAGAAGGATTCCAGCGGCCGTCCGCTGTGGACCGAGAGCCCATTCACGGAGCGCGCTCCGGCTATCCGTCAGGGCCGCGTCCTCGGCTATGACGCCTTCATGGGTACCGGCGTCAAGGGCGCCGCTGCGCCATTCGGCTACTTCGGCGATTGGACACAGGTCGCGTGGGGCGCTATCGGGGAGATCAGCTACTCCGTCAGCACCGAGGCGACAGTCACGATCAACGGCGTCTTGACCTCCCTGTGGGAGAACAACCTCGTCGCGATCTTGGCCGAGGCCGAGTACGGCTTCCTGGTGAACGACCCCGCCGCTTTCGTCCGCTTCATCAACGCGGTCTAGTCCGCACTGATCATCTTGGAACGGGGGCCCGTGTACACGGGCTCCCTGCCCATGATCAAGAAAGGTAATCATGGCACAGACACGTAAGGCAAAGCCTCGCGAGGACGTACCGGAGAAGGCGAACGCGCAGGAGCAGACCGAATTGCTTCAGGCCGACCCCGTAACCGGCGCGACCGTTCAGGCCTCGACTAGCTCACCCGAGCCCAACGTCGAGAGCCGCGAAGAGGCGACAGAGATCCTCAGCGCCGAAGGCGACGCGGACCTCGTCGAGTTCGAAGAGGGCGAAGTGGTCTCTCTCCGCTGGCCAGGCTCCGAGGGCCGCACTCTTGCTCCCGGCACCATCGCTCAGGACTTGCTCGACGCAGGCTACGAGCGCGCCTAACTAGGAGGTCTCGATCATGGCACTACTTACCCTCGCAGACATCCGGGCCCTAGAGCCCAACGTCGACGAGAACAAGGCTCAGGCCTTGATCGAGGACGTCCTCTCGCTCGCACGTGTGAAGGTCCCGGGCCTAACCGGGACCCTCTCACTTGATCAACAGGACGCGATCAAGGGCATTCTCCGCGAGCAAGTCCTACGCCGGTACAGCTCCGGCGACGGCGACATTCAGCAGCAGAGCGCGGGCCCCTTCTCCATGACGGTCGACTCGCGCTCGACGCGTACGCCGATCCTCTCTAAGTTCGCGATGAACCGGCTCCGCGACGTGCTCGGCACGAACACCGGAACGGCCTTCGAGGTCGACACGACTCCGGTCGAGGTCGCTACGTGGGAGGTCTCGACGTAATGAGCTTCCCCTTCGGAGAGACGATCACGGTCCATCGGCCCGGCACGCGCACAGACCCTTACTCCGGCGAGACGGTCGACGATTGGACTACGAAGACGACCTTCGAAGTCAAGCTCTGTGCGATCTTCCCGACCGCATCCCTAGAGACCCCGAGCGTCGACAAGTCCTCGGTAACATCCGGCTTTACGATCTTGGCTCCGGCCGGGACCGTGATCAACAGTAACGACCGCGTCTCCTTCCGCAACGGACCGGAACGCGAAGTAACCGGCGACTCCTTCGACTGGCACCATCCGTTCACCGGATGGGAGCCCGGCGTCGCCTTCGAGGTAGACAGCGAGGAGCGCTAATGGCACGTCCTCGCGTCAAGCTCAATCACTCAGCAATGGCTCAGATGCTCAAGAGCCCGAACGTAGCGCGCGAAGTGCATCGTCGGGCCGAGCAAATCGCCGGACTCGCGAAGGACTTTGCTCCCGTGGTCTCCGGCGACTATCGCAACTCGATCCACGTAGAGGACGACCAAACCGACCGAGCAGTCTCACTCGTGATCGTCGGCGTCGACTACGGGCTCGAAGTCGAAGCACTACACGCACCCTTAGGCCGAGCGGCGAACGCGGGGGCCGAATCATGATCGACATCGATCTCTGGGTAATCAACGCGCTGCGAGCGGCGCTCCCCGCTGACGTAAAGGTCGGCGTCGAGCAAGTCAAGGCAGCGCGCTTCGTCCAGGTCCGCTATGACGGCGGCTACGAGCTAGACATCGTGCGCGAGCGCGGTCGGCTCACGCTGAACGTCTTCTCGGATCGGCTCGACACCGTAAAGACTCTGGCGGGTCAAGTGCGCGATGCACTCGACGCGGCGGTCTGGAATACGGGAGTGATCATCAAGTGCGTCAAGACGTACGGGTGGTCACGTGTCGCTGAGAGCGACACATCCCTCTCTCATCTCGTCGCGGGATTTGATCTCATCGTCCGGCGCACGTAACCCTAAGGAAATCACATGCCAGCAGTAACAAACATCGTCGCTGGTCGTCCACTCACCGCGACAGGCGTCATCTTCCGTGACGCGTCCAACGCCCTCACCGCGCCGACCGACGCCACTACCGCACTTGCGGCCGGGTGGCTCGTGGCCGGAGGCCCGAACCAGGGCTACGTCGGCGCGGACGGCCTCACAGAGACGATCGACCGCACAACTGAGAAGGTCAAGGCGTGGGGCGGCGATACCGTCAAGGTCCTTCAGACTGACTTCTCGGTCCAGTACGAATTCGTCCTGTACGAGACCGTGCTCGACGTGGTCAACAAGACCGTTTACGGCGACTCTCTGGTGACGAAGACGGCCGTCTCCGGCCAGCCTACGAAGCTCGCTATTCAGACCAAGAGCGACACCCTGCCTAACTCCCGCTGGGTCTTCGATATGAAGGACGGCCAGGCGAAGGTGCGCATCTACTTGCCCGTAGGCCAGGTGACCACAATCGGCGAGATCGTCTACTCCGACGAGAACGTCATCGGCTACCCGGTGACCGTCGAGGCCTACCCGGACGGCTCGAACGTCCAGGCCTACAAGTACACCTCGGACGGGATTAACAACCCGTAATCGAGTCGTAAGAACACAGACGGGGGAGAGTCCTAGCGCGGCCGCTCTCCCCCGTTTTTTCTTGTCTCTGGCCGCGACACTACGAAAGGCCGCGCAATGGCAACCCGTAAGAAGAACACCTTCACATGGAAGGGCCTCGACGCAGAGGGCGAACAGGTCGAGATCTCGGCCCCGAAGTTCTCCTCAGTGATCGATACCGGTTTCGCACGTCGGCACCGCAACGACGACATCATGGAGCAAATCTGGGCGGCGGCCGAGGAGGGCCTCGACGAGGAGAACCTCGCGAAGTTCGACGGCCTCAGCCAGGAGGCTAGCGACGAGTTCTACTCCGCATGGCAGGAGGACTCAGGCATCACGGCGGGGGAATCTTCGGCCTCCTGACGCTTTACGACGAGCATCCGGAGGCCGTCGAGCATGAGTTCATCAGGCTCGGTTTGCGCTGGCGCGACGTGGGCTCTAAGCGGCTCACGTGGCGCGACGCGCTCGTGGTCATCTCCCAGGCGGAGGCGAGCGGCGCCTTAGCCCGCGCGAAGTATCCGGCCTTCCATGAGTACTTCCACCGAGCGGCCGAAATGATCTTGTACGAGCTTCGATACCTACAGGTCTTGACTGGCAACCAATCCAAGGCCAAGAAGAGCGACTTCCCGGAGCCCCCGGAATGGGCGAAGGACAAGACGGTATACGGCGGCGAACAGGGCAACGCGCTCCCGATCGAGGAGCTAGAAGCGTTCCTCGCCTCATTCATTCGCTAGACGAAAGGCGGCCTCATGTCCGTCGAAATTGGCTCAGCCTTTCTCTCGATCATGCCCTCGGCTTCCGGCTTCGGTCGGAAGCTAGAGGGCATCCTCGGCTCCGAGACCAAGCAGACCGGCCCGAAGGTCGGTAAGCAGGTCGGAACCGGCGTCACTACCGGCCTCGGCAAGGCGAACTACTCCGGCACCGCGAAGAAGATCGGCGGCACCCTAGCTAAGCAGCTCGGCGCCTCGGTCGGCGGAACGATCATGAACCGCGTCGGGACCAAGCTCGGGGACAAGATCTTCGAGAAGACGTCCGAGCGGCTCAAGCGCGTTCCATGGAAGCGAGTGCTCAGTAATCCCGCGCTCGGTACGGCGGCCGTAGCGGCCGGACTCTTCGTCGCGCGCAAGTTCACCAAGAGCGCCAACGAGAAGATCAACTCAGGATTTAAGCCCGACATCGGCGGCAAGCTCAAGGGCCTCAAGGGCGGGCTCGTCGGCGCAGCTCTGAGCCTCGTCGGCGGCGGCATCCTCGCGGGCGTAAAGAGCCTCGCGACTCAGGCCTCGGACATGTTCGAGACCGTCTCCAAGACTCGGACGATCTTCGGGCAGTCGAGTAAGGCTATCGAGAACTGGACGAAGTCCTCGGCGAAGAACCTCGGCATGAGCCGACAGAGCGCCCTCGAAGGCGCCTCCGCGTTCGGGAACCTCTTCGACCAGCTCAACTTCTCGGAGAAGGCCTCCGTCAAGATGTCCAAGGGCTTCTTGCAGATGGCCACCGACGCCGCGAGCTTCAATAACGCGGACCCGGCCGAGGTCATGGACGCTTTCCTCTCCGCCACGCGCGGCGAGTACGACGCCCTTCAGAAGTACATCCCGACCGCTTCGGCTGCGACCATCGAAACCGAAGCGCTCCGCATGACCCACAAGAAGAGCGCGAAGGATCTCACGGCGGCCGACAAGGCAGCCGCGCTCTACTCCGTCTCCGTCCGTGATCTTGGTAAGGCTCACGGCGACTTCAAGCGCACGAGCGGCGGGTTCGCTAACCAACAGCGGATCCTCGCGGCCAACTGGGCCGACCTCAAGGTCAAGATCGGGAAGTTTTTCCTCCCGGCCTTCACCCGCGCAGCGGTCTACATGAACACGGTCGGCTTCCCGGCCTTGACCCGAATCGTCGGCGTGCTCGGCCACCTCGGCCGCTCGGCCGCCGTGATGGGTAAGGTCGTCGCCTCCGCATTCTCTACCGCGTTCGGCGGCGCGCTCGATAAGGCGACGCTCAACCTCTCCGAGATCGCGAATTGGATGGAGACGCACCAGGAAGTCATGGTGCGCGGCTTGATCAAGATCGGCGAAGGCGCTATCGGCCTCGGCCGTGGCTTCGTCCATATGGCGGCCTCGGCGATCCGTGGCTTCGGCAGCATGGCAAATGGCCTCGCGGACTTCCTCGGCTCAGCCGTACCGGGCATCCAATCCCTTATGTACGGCCTCGCCGAATTCGTCGGCGTCATGGACCCATTCGGCGACAAGGCCGATAAGATCCGGGCGGCGGCGGACGGCCTCGGACCGGCCGGAGAGCGCGCAGCGACCGGACTCCGCAACGCTGGCCACAAGGCTAACGCGGCGGCTTCGGCCTTCGAGAACAAGGCGAACCCTGCCTTCGACAAGGCCTCTGCGGCCCTGAAGAAGGTCGGGCAGCAAGAGATCTTCAAGGCTCGCCAGCGCGACGCGGCGGCGCTCTTCGCAAAGTCCGTCCGCAACATCGGCCAGAAGAGCGACGTAGCTAAGAACAAGCTCCACGGCTACAACATCGAATCCGGCAAGGGATCCCAGGCGCAGCGCACGTTCGCTAGTCGAGTCCATACCGCTCGCGCGGAACTGATCAAGAAGTATCAGGCCTACGTCGAGGCAGGCGTCAAGGGCAAGGCCTTCAAGAAGGTCGTCGACCGGAGCCGCGACGCTCTGTATCGCGAGTTCCGACAGATGGGCTTTTCCCGCAAGGAAGCCGGAAAGCTAGCCGACAAGTACTCCCGCGTCCCTAAGAAGATGGAGACGAAGGTCAAGCAACCGGGCATGGACAAGGCCCGGAAGGACACCAAGGACCTCGACAACAAGATCAACGGTCTCAACAGCCGGACCGTAAAGATCATGGTCGCGCTCGGTAAGCAGGGCTTCTCCCGCAAGGGGCTACAGGAGACCGTCGACCGACGCGTCAACACGGGCGGGCGCCTCGCAGTGGGCGGCCGTCTCCGGGGCCCTGGCACGGGGAAGTCTGACTCTATCCTCGGCGTCGACCGAGCTTCCAATATGCCCATCGCTCGCGTTAGTCGCGGCGAATGGGTGATCAATGCGAAGTCCTCGGAGAAGTACGACGATCTCCTTCACGACATCAACAGCGATCGACTCGACGGGTTCGCAGGCGGCGGCAAGGTCGCTCGGAATATCAAGGTCAACACGTCGCACCCGGCGAAGGCCATGGCGGCAATTCCCGGCCAGGCTCAGGCCATCGCGGACGGTCTCGCTAAGGGCGTATGGAAGTACGCGCAAGGCGTCCTCGGCGGCGTCGGGCACGGCTCCAAGAAGCGCGTCCGCTGGCACGGCGGCACCTTTACGGAGCGCTTCGCGAACACGCTCAAGGCAGCTCAGAAGCGTGACGGGAAGTACCTCCCTGTCATACAGGGCGGCTTCCGGCCGCGTACGTCCTACTCCGGCTCGTCTCACTCTGGCGACGCGATCGACACCGTATGGAACGCAGGCCGACTCTCGGCGATGAAGCGCTCCGGTATCTACGCGTGGCACCGAACACCCGCTCAGGGCCCGTGGGGGCACCACATCCACGGCATACCGAAGAAGGGCTTCGGCTATCCGGCCGGGTCCGGCAAGTGGCAGCAGGGCGACGCAGCGCGCGGCGGAAACGGCCTCGCGCGTGGCTCTGAGTCCACGGATCGCGGGCTCCATTGGGTCGGCGAGAACGGTCCGGAAGTCCAATACACACGCACAGGCGACAAGGTCTTCAACTCCCGCGAGGCCCCTAACGCTATGAGCCGTCCTCTGACGATTCATATCGACATGGGCGACGGGCTAGTCCAGAAGATCAACGGCGTAATCGACGAGAAGGACACGTTCAAGGCAACGGTCGGAAGGATGAGGTAACCGATGGGCTCCGCAGTCCTGACAACCGCAGTCGCAACGATGGTCAAGCAAGAGCACCCGTCGACGAACTACAACTCGTCGACCAAGCTCGCCATTCGCGACTGGACTAACGCCGATGTCAACACGTATCTATGGTGGTCGCGTCCGTTCCCTCTGGGCGCGACCATCCTCTCGGCCGAGATCGTCTTCTACACAGCGGCCGAGGCCGGAACCGGTACCCGAGGCATCACCCTAACTCGTCTGAACAGCACCTTCTCAGCGAGTAAGACGACCTACGCCAACCGCGTAACGAACTTCATCGCGGGCGACCTCACCCAGACGAAGACGCGGCCGTGGGCCGACAAGACCGAATGGCGCTTCAACGTCGCC